TGAAAGAGTAAGGAGGTTCGCATGGTGAAGATGATCCGTGACAACACGGGCCGCTTTGCCGAGCGACCCTTCTACCGCGAGCGGGATCTCGACGATGAATGCGAGCGGCTGATCCGTGAGCTTTTGGTGAAGCGCCACGGAAAGGTCGACTATCCCGTGGCGACCGACGACCTGACCGTGCTGATCGAGATGCACGACGCGGACCTCGACCCTTACGCCGACCTGTCCGCATACGGGCCCGATGTGGAAGGGGTCACCGAGTTCTTCCCCGACCGGGGGCCCAAGGTGTCCATTTCGGGACGCATCGCGGCCGACGAGCGGCGCGAGAATCGCTTCCGCACCACGCTCACCCATGAGTTCGGGCACGTGAAGTTCCACCGGCCGCTCTGGGCGCAGAAGTTCGCCAACGGCGACCTGCTCGAGCGCGGCGTGAATGCGAACAAGGCGATCTCCAAGCGCGACAATATCCTGGACGCCCCGCAGTCCGATTGGATGGAATGGCAGGCCGGCTATATCAGTGGCGCACTGCTGATGCCGGCCACGCCGGTCCGTCGCCTCGTTTCCGACTACTGCGGCCCGCGCGAGCTGCATGGCGATATCCACGTTTCGACGGAGCATGCCGCGCGGCTGATCGAGATGGTCATGGAGCGGTTCGCGGTTTCCGAAGAGGCTGCCCGCATCAGGCTGTTGAAGCTGAACCTGATCACCTCGGTACGCGGACAGCCCTCGCTCTTCGGTCGCTGATCGTGAATCCGCGGAAGTGCGTATTTTTTCGATTGACTCCACCCTGGCGCGATATACGCTGATTAGCAGATCAGCCGATACATGGAATCGCCAGAAAGGAGATCATGGTGACTGCACTGTCCGCCTTCCTTCGCAAGACGCCCGGCGAGGCGCTGCGCGAATACTTCGACCGGCCCGAAATTGGCCTGCCCACCGAATTCGACTGGCCCGCATCGGACGCCGATCTGTCCGAACCGCTTCTCGGCGCCATCGAGAAGATGTCCCGCGTGCAGCGCGACCGGATCTCGAACGATGCCGAGCGCGTCCATGCCCTGTCCGACGAGCCGGGGCAGGCCGCGATCTACAGCGTGGCCGAGGATCCCGCCCTCCTCGACGGGCTCGCGAACCCGCATGCGCGGTCGCTCTGGATGTTCCTGAACGCGCAGGACCGCTTTCGTCACGCCGAGGAAGTCCGGTTCACGGAGGACCGCCGGCGCGGTCGGATGTGGGCCGGCTACATGACCGACGCCGGATGCGTCGTGCAGCGCGATGCGTCGGCCCGCCAAGCCTTCGTCTCCGCGATCAAGGAGTTCTCGGGCGCCGCCCATGCCCATGTCGACATCTTCGACCGGGTGAGGACGACCCATGAGGACGACGAATGCGACCTCGTGCAGGTGACGATCTACCGCGAGGGGCGGCCAGACGATCTGCTGCGCTTCGACGACAGGGGGTCCCTTGTCCGGCAGGCATATCGTCCCGTGTTCGAGGCCGCCGTGACCTATGAGCCCGCGACCGGCAGCATCGAGGTGATCGCCAACGATAAGGCGACGCGGAGCGAGATCGTGAAGGCGACCGTCACGCACCTCCTCGGCATCGAGTTCAAGGAGAACCGCCTGCCGCTGCGGTGCTACGATCTTTCCGTGCTGCTGGCGCCCTACGATTTCCCGGTCGATCCGGAGGACGGGATCGAGGGCGTCGAGGTGCGCGAGCTGCGCTTGATGCCAATCGACGACAGCGACTTCAGGGTTACGCTGGAGAAGCCCGCCCGCGCCGACGAGACGATCTGGACGAAGGCGGAGGAGCGGTTCGGGGATCGCACGCCCCTGAGCGAAGGGTATGTGGTCACGCGGGCCAAGATCGCCGTGAAGCTCGCCCGCCGCCCGGGAGGCGACAGGCGGCGGACGCTGACCCTGACGATCACCTGGCCGCATGGCTGCGATCTGAAGGATCGCACCGCGACCGAGCAGATGATCGGCGAGAAGTACCTGCGGCGCTGGGGGATCCTGGTCGATGAGCTGCAGCTCTTCGAGGATTGATCTCGCCGCCCGCCGGCTGCTCTCGTCCATCGCCGGAACCCGCGACGCGCGGGTTTCGGCCACGGCGCTGGCGCAAATGCGCGGCGCCGGCAAGACGCTGATGGATGCCGGACTGCTCGTCCAGCGCGGCAGCTTGATGTCCGTCGTTGCCGAGGACGATCTGGACGACACCCCGACGTCCGTCATCGCCCACCCGATCACGGGGCAACATGGACATCTCGGCAATGCGGCCTGGCATGACGAACACGCGAGCGCCCGTCGCCGGGTCTACGCGCTGGACATGGCGGCAGCAGCTCGGCGGGTGGTCGCCCGGCTCGATTGCTCGCTCGAAAGAGACCCGGTGCCGTATCTCGATGGCGCGGTGCTGGATTTCGGGGCTGCGCGGCTGCCGAACCGCACAGCGCGCGTCGGGATCTGGGTGGTACGCGGCTTGAGCGTTTCAGGGGCCTTCGACCAGTTCCGCCAGCTCGCCGCGCGCCGTCCGTCCGAGGGCTTGCGGCTAGTTATATCCCTTGATCCGGCCAAGCGGCTTTGCCGTTCGACCCTGAAAGGCCACGAGGTCGTGCCGCTTGAAGATGTGGTCGATCATGAAGACGGGATCGCCGCGAACCCCGGAATCCTTTCGGCACGGCTGCTGACGGGTCCTTCTGATCAGGGGCCGGTTTGGGTCTCCGGTGACGGAGCGATCCTGATCGTCCACGCTGAACGCTTTGAGTTCAAAGGCACGAAGCAGAAGGCTGCAGTGCATATGATGGCCGAGGCCTTCATCGCCGGGGAACACCGGCTCTCGACGGATGCGGTTCTAGAGGCGGCCGCTTGCGGTCGAACCGTTCGGAGACTGTCCGAGCTCTTCAAGGGACACCCCGCTTGGAAGCGGGTCATCTTTGAGAACGGCGCGAGTTGCTGGATCGAAGGCTGAGCGCAAATCGGTGACGTGAAAGGCCGTCCTTCGGGGCGGCCTTTTTCGTTTTCGGGCGCCATGATTTGCATTCCTCCCATCTCTCCTCCTTGGCTCCTCCCGCTGTCCTCCTGGGCGCTCCCCCATCGTCCTTCGCAGGCATTCGGCCAATCGCGAAGGAGACGACGATGTCAGTCACGCATCTCAACCAGGTCGAGCTGGCGGCTCGATGGAAGATCAGCCCGCGCACGCTGGAGCGCTGGCGTTGGACGGGTGATGGCCCCGCCTTCATCAAGATCGGCGGCCGGGTCGTGTACCGGCTCGAGGATGTCGAGGCTTACGAGGCCAACCGGCACTGCTCGAGCACGGCCGACAAGCCCGCTGTGAAGCTGGCGTGAGGGGGGCGGCCATGACGATCCCCAATTGCATCCCCCTCGACGACCTTCCCACCATGCCGTTCGGCGAGATCGCCGATCTTCCCGGCGACCAGCTGGCGCTCCTGAAGCAGGACGCCGACGAGCGGCTGCGCGCCGCGAAGACAGTTTGCGACTGGCTCGATGGCGCGATCGCGCTGAAGTACGGCGACGACGGGCAGGAGGCTCGCCGCGCGGAGGGCAAGGACACCGGCACGGTCAGGCTGCAGGACGGCCCAGTCACCGTGGTCGCCGAGCTCCCCAAGCGCATCGATTGGGATCAGGCGATGCTTGCCGGTCTGGTCGAGCGGATCCGGGCCGATGGAGCCGACCCCACCGAATACGTCGACATCGCGTTCAGCGTCCCCGAGCGCAAGTACACCGCCTGGCCCAAGGACATCCGCCAGGAGTTCGAGCCCGCGCGGACGGTCCGCACCGGCAAGCCGAAGTTCCGGCTGCTGCTCGGCGAGGAGGTGCGCTGATGGCCATCTCGCTCGCATCCCTGCAAAACTCGACGGCTCTGCGCCCGCCGCGCGTGCTGATCCACGGCGTCGCCGGCATCGGCAAGTCCACCTTCGCCGCGTCCGCCGACGCGCCCGTGTTCGTCCTCACCGAGGACGGTCTTGGCAAGCTGCAGGTGCCGCATTTCCCGCTGGCGACGAGCTACGCCGAGGTCGCCGAAGCGCTGGATGCTCTGCTCGACGAGGACCACCCCTATTCGACGGTGGTGGTCGACAGCGTGGACTGGCTGGAGCCGCTGATCTGGGCCGAGGCCTGCCGTCGCAACGGCTGGCAGTCGATCGAAAGCCCCGGCTTCGGCAAGGGCTACGCCGAGGCGCTGACCATCTGGCGCGAATACATCGACAGGCTGAATGCGCTGCGCGACCGGGAGGGCATGGCGGTCATCCAGATCGCCCACACCGACATCAAGCGCTTCGACAGCCCCGAGCACGAACCCTACGACCGGTACGTGATCAAGCTGCAAGCCCGCGCCTCCGCGCTGCTGCAGGAGCACTCGGACGTCGTGCTCTTCGCCAACTACCGGATCTCGGTCAGCAAGTCCGACGTCGGCTTCAACAAGAAGGTGACCCGGGCGCTCGGGTCCGGTGCGCGCGTGATGCACACCGAGGAGCGCCCCGCCTTCCTCGCCAAGAACCGCTACGGCCTGCCGGAAACCCTCCCGCTCGAGTGGTCGGAGTTCCTGGCCGCCATGCCCCAATCCGCCTGATTACCACTGAAAGGACAGCACGATGGCACGTTTCGACATCGCCTTTGACGCCACCGGCATCGAGCCCACCACCGCCTACGAGATCCTGCCCGCGGGCAAGTACCGCGCCCAGATCGTCGAGAGCGAGATGCGCGTCACCAAGAACGGCATGGGCCAGTTCCTCTGGCTGATGCTCGACATCCTCGACGGGCCGCAGCAGGGCCGCAAGGTCTTCGACCAGCTGAACTTGGTGAACGCCAATCCGACCACGGTCGAGATCGCACAGCGCACGCTGTCGGCGATCTGCCACGCCACAGGCAAGCTGCAGGTGAACGACAGCGAGGAGCTGCACCTGATCCCGATGACGATCCAGGTCGGCGTGAAGCCCCCGAAGGACGGCTACGGCGAGCGCAACACGATCCGCTACCTGGCGCCGGAGGTCCCGGCGCAGGCGACCCCGCCGAAGCCCGCCGCCACGCAGCCGGCCAGCGCGCCCGCGCACTCGGCGCCCGCCCGCCCGGCCACCGCGCCCTGGAACCGCAAGAGCTGACGCCCTCGGCCGCCGCGGGCGGATAGCGCGCGGCGGCCCGGACATAGCCAGACCCAAGAGACAGACCATGACCAACATCACCGACGCGGCCTGCGCGGCCGCGAACGCCCCCGGCTTGCCCGATGACACCCGGCGCCTGATCGAGATCGAGGACGCCATCGCGAAGATCCGCACGCAGATCGCGACCGCCGATCTGACGCGGCAGCGGACGGCCAAACCGATCGACCCCGACTGGTTTCACCGCGCACGCACGGCGCTCCGCCACCTCAATCGCGAGCGCGCCGAGATCGTCGCCCGTCAGGGCGGCCGTCGCCGGCGCGAGCGGCTCAAGGACGAGATCATCGCCGTCCTGCGCGAACGCCATGACAGCGCCGTCTGGACCGCGGTGCTGGCGGAGGCGCGGGCGCGGCTCGAGCGGGAGGAGGCATGCTGATGGCCGAGCTCCCCGAACCCCCGTCGCCGACCCTCTCCGCGATCTACGCCTACTACGAGTCCCAGCAGGGCGACGGCTTCCGCGACCATCTTGGCGCCTCGCTGATCGGCAAGTCCTGCGCCCGCGCACTCTGGTACGACTTCCGCTGGGCGACGCCCGCGCGGCACACCGGCCGCATCCTGCGGCTGTTCGAGACCGGCCAGCTGGAGGAGGCCCGGCTCGTCCGCGACCTGCGCGCGACAGGCGCCACGGTGCTGGAGGTCGATCCCGAGACCGGGCGGCAGTTCCGCGTCGAGGCGCATGGCGGGCATTTCGGCGGCTCGCTCGACGCCGTCGCCCTCGGCCTGCTTGAGGCGCCGAAGACCTGGCACGTCGTCGAGTTCAAGACGCATTCGGCGAAGAGCTTCGCCGAGCTGATCGCCAAGGGCGTCGTGCTCACCAAGCCCCAGCACGCCGCGCAGATGCAAATCTATATGCACCTGACCGGCATCACGCGGGCACTCTACGTCGCGGTCTGCAAGGACACGGACGCGCTGCACATCGAGCGCGTCCCGGCTGACCCCGCGATGGGCGAGCGCCTGCTGGAGAAGGCGGGGCGGATCATCTTCGCCCAGCATCCGCCCGCGCGGATCAGCGCGGACCCCGCCTGGTTCGAGTGCCGGTTCTGCGACCATCACGGGCTCTGCCACGGCGAGGATGCCGCGGCCGTCACCTGCCGGTCCTGCCTGCATTCCACGCCCATCGAAGGCGGCTGGCACTGCGCGCGCCACGACCGGCTGCTCGACCCGGCCGACCAGCGCCGCGCATGCCCCCGGCACCTGTTCATTCCCGATCTCGTCCCCGGCGAGGTGGCCGACGCAGGCGAGTACTTCGTCTCCTACCGCATGCGCGACGGCTCGGTCTGGATCAACGAAGCCCGCGAAGAGGAGGCCACCGCATGCTGACCCTGCGCCCCTACCAGCGGGCCGCGATCACCTCGATCTACGGCTATTTCGAGAAGGAGAGCGGCAATCCGCTCGTCGTGATCCCCACGGCCGGCGGCAAGAGCCTCGTCATGGCCGCCTTCATCGACGGCGTGCTCAAGGCCTGGCCCGACCAGCGCGTGCTCGTCGTCACCCATGTGCGCGAGCTGATCGCGCAGAACCATGCCGAGATGCTTGGGCTCTGGCCCGAGGCGCCGGCGGGCATCTACTCGGCCGGGCTCGGCCGCCGCGATGCGAGGGCCCGGATCCTCTTCGCCGGCATTCAGTCGATCCACGACAAGGCGACGCGCATCGGCCATGCCGATATGGTGCTGATCGACGAGGCCCATCTGATCCCCGGCCGGTCGAACACCATGTATCGCCGCTTCCTCAATGACCTGCAGGCAATCAACCCCGCGCTCAAGGTAATCGGGCTGACGGCGACGCCGTTCCGGCTCGACAGCGGCATGCTGCACGAGGGCGAGAACGCGCTCTTCACCGACATCGCCTACGAGGTGTCGGTTCGCGACCTGATCGATCAGGGCTATCTCTCCCCGCTGATCTCGAAGCAGCCGAAGACCCGGCTCGACGTGACCGGCGTGGGATCGCGCGGCGGCGAGTTCATCGCGCGCGACCTCGAGGACGCGGTCGACCAGGACGCCATCACGCGGGCGGCCGTGGCCGAGGTGATCGCCCATGGCGAGACGCGCAAGTCCTGGCTCGCCTTCTGCTCGGGCGTTCGCCATGCCACCCATGTCTCCCAAGAGTTCCGCCGCCGCGGGGTCAGCTGTGCCACCATCTTCGGCAAGACGCCGAAGGACGAGCGCGACCGGATCATTGCAGCCTTCAAGCGCGGCGAGATCAGGGCGCTGGCCTCGATGGGTGTGCTGACGACTGGCTTCAACGCGCCGGCCGTAGACCTGATCGCCATGCTGCGGCCCACAAAGTCGGCCGGGCTCTATGTCCAGATGGCCGGTCGCGGCACGCGGCTCGCCGAGGGCAAGGAAAACTGCCTCGTTCTCGATTTCGCGGGCAATGTCCGTCGGCATGGCCCCATCGATCTGGTGCGGCCCAAGCGGCCGGGTGGTCCGGGCGACGCCCCGCCTCCCACGAAGATCTGCCCCGAATGCGGGACCATTGTGCCCATCGCCGCGCTCGAATGTCCCGACTGCGGTTTCGAGTTCCCCGGCCGCGAGGTGAAGCTTGAGCCGACCGCCTCGACGCTGGAGGTGCTGTCGACCGGCAAGCCGCAATGGGTCGCCGTCACCGACGTCACCTACAGCCGCCACGAGAAGCGCGGCGGGCGGGCCTCGCTGAAGGTCACCTATCGCAGCGGGCTCGCCTTCCACACGGAGTGGGTCTGCTTCGAGCACGACGGCTATCCGCGCCGGAAGGCCGAGAGCTGGTGGCGCGAGCGGGCGCCCGACGTCGAGGTGCCCGAGTCTGTCGACGGGGCGCTCCTGCAGGCGGACCGGTTGCGCCGCCCTACCGAGATCGCCGTCCGCCCCGCGGGCCGCTTCACCGAAATCACCGCCTGCAGGTTCGCCCCATGCACCACCTCGATCCCGGGCTCTGCTCCGTCTGCCACCGAGAACCCCGCAGCTGGGGCTGGTTCGATGCGCGCTTCCGCGTCTCCGACCCGCGGCGCGACACAAGCCGCCGACATTTATGCAGCCGGGTTTGCCAGGACATCTGCCACCGGAGGTCGGGCATGATCGATCCGACCCCCAACGAGACTGCGGCCATGATCGCAGGCGGCAAGGCTGGCGGCGAGTATCTCGAAAGCCTCGGCAGGACTGATCTCACCCTGCTGACCGAGCATGAATGGGACACCTTCGTCGAGGTGATCATCACCGGGTATTGCGATGCCTTGCGTGAGATGGCGGCAAAGGACCGCGCCCGGCTCGACGGCATGACCCCGGAGGTGCCCTTCTGATGGCGGACACCTCTTGGATGGCGCGCGTCGGCGCGCGACTCCTGACCAACGGCTACGCGATCCTGCCGATCGCGCCCGGCACGAAGAAACCTGGCCAGTTCGCCCGCGCGGCTTGGCACGACTACCCGCAGTGGAACCGGCATGCGACCCGCGCCACCACCGAGTTCGAGGTCGCGACCTGGTCGACCTGGCCCGGCTGCGGCGTCGGTGTCGTCGGCGGCGCGGTCGCCGCGCTCGATATCGACATCGCCCAAGATGGCGAGCTCGCGCTGCGCATCGAACGGCTCGCCCGCGAACGACTCGGCGACACGCCGGCGCTCAGGATCGGCAAGCCGCCGAAGCGGCTTCTCGTCTATCGCGCGACCGAGCCCTTCGCCGGGATCCGGCGCGCGCCGCTGGAAATGCTCTGCCTCGGGCAGCAGTTCGTGGCCTATGCCGATCATCCCGACACCGGCCAGCCCTATGCTTGGCCGGACGAGGGCTTGGCTGACCTCGACATCGATAGCCTGCCCGCCATCGACGCCTCGCAGGCAGCGACGTTCATCGAGGAGGCACTAGCGCTCATCCCGCCGGAGATGCGGCCGAAGAGCCTCCGCCCAAAGGGTGCGAGCGGGGACGGCCAGCCGAGCCTGCCATCGCATTCGCAGGCCGGAACGCTGGCGGCAATCCGCAGCGCGCTCGCATGGCTGCCCAATACGGACCTCGACTACGACAGCTGGATGCGTATTGGCATGGCGCTGAAGGGCGCGCTTGGCGATCAGGGCGCGCCGCTTTTCGACGAGTGGTCGGCGCAGGCGGCAAAGAACGACCCGGCCTACACCGCGAAATCATGGGCGAGCTTCAAGCCCGAGCGGATCGGTGCGGGGACGATCTATCACCTGGCCATGGAGCGCGGCTGGCACCCCGAACCCGAGCTCATGCTCGACGGAAGCCTGCCGGCAGACACCGGCGCTCATCCGGCCGCAGGCCTCATCGCGCGGCTGGCGCAGCCGAAGGTATCGGCTCCGCAGACCGCGACGCCGGGATTCGCGCTGACGATCCCGGACGGGCTGGTGGGCGATCTCGCCCGGTACATGATCGACACCGCCCGGCGCCCGCAGCCGCTGCTCGCGGTTGGCGCCAGCCTCTGCGCGCTGGGCACGCTTATGGGGCGGCGCTACCGGACCGAGAGCAACCTGCGCTCGAACCTCTATGTCGTCGGCATTGCCGACAGCGGCTCGGGCAAGAACCACGCCCGTGAGGTCGTCAACGAGATCTTCTTCGAGGCGGGGCTCGCGCACCACCTCGGCGGCAACAAGATCGCCTCCGGTGCGGGTCTCCTGACCGCGCTGCACCGCCAGCCCGCGATCCTCTTCCAGATCGACGAGTTCGGCATGTTCCTCGCGGCGGCGGCCGACCGCAAGCGCAGCCCGCGCCACATCACCGAGATCCTCGACAACATGACCGAGCTCTACACCGCCGCCGCGGGGATCTTTCTAGGCGCGGAATATGCCAACCGGGACGGCTCGAACGAGCGACGCGACATTGTCCAGCCCTGCCTCTGCGTCTACGGCACGACGACGCCGCTGCATTTCTGGGGGGCGCTGCAGGGTGCCAATGTGGTGGACGGCTCGCTCGCGCGCTTCCTGATCCTGCCGAGCGACGAGGACTATCCCGATGAGAACCTGACCGCTGGCCTGCGCCAGACGCCCCGCACGCTGATCGAGGGATTGCAGCGCGTCGCGGCGGGCGGAAGGCGCTCGGCCGGTAACCTGACCGGGCGGACAGCCGGGCCCGAAACGGCCGTGGATCCCATGGTCGTGCCGATGTCCGACGATGCGCGCGCCCGGTTCAGCGCGCTGAGCATCGACATCACGGCCGAGCTCCGTGCCGCCGCGGGCACGCCCTACACCTCGATCCTTGCCCGGGTGGCCGAGAACGCCGCCAAGCTCGCGCTGATCGTGGCGGTGGGGCGCGATCCACACGCCCCGTCGATTCGGATCGAGGATGCGGTCTGGGCGATCGACTTCGTGCGCCATCACGCGAGGCGGACCATCGAGGCCGTCGAACGCCATGTCGCCGACACGGAGACCGAGGCCAACGTCAAGCGACTGCGCGAGATCATCCGCAAGGCAGGGGCAGGGGGTATCACCAAGTCCGAGATCACCCGCGCCTCGCAGTGGATCCGCGCACGGGATCGCGACGACATCCTGCTCACCCTGATCGAGAGCGGCGATGTCACCACGGCGATGCGGGAGACGGGTGGCCGGCGTGCCATGATCTTCCAGGTGGCACGGTGAGGGGCGGGACATGCTTCATTCAGCCAGCCACTGTCCTCAATTGAAGGAAGTCGGCGCGCAAATGCCTGACCCCCAATGGCAATCCGGTACCTCGGACTTCTTTCAATATTTCACGCAGAGCACCCTGTCCTCTCGCGCGTGCGCGCAGATGGAAGAAGGAGACATATCCCGTGAAATGAGTGAAATAATGAAAGAACATACATACTCTCGTGTTTCCAGTGGCTTGCGCTCCGACTTCCTTCAAGGACCGGGGTTGAAGCCGATGAAGGATGTGCCGGGCGCCCCCGGCATCGAAATCGTGACCGTGACCAGACCCCGCGATCCGGGTCCGGGCGGGCGGACGGCCCTCACCAGGCTGACGCGTCGCCCGGGCCTCCCAATCGAAGAGGAGGTCGTCATGGACCGATCCCATCCCATCGCCAACGCGTCTGCCATGGCCGTCGGCACTCCATACCGCAGCATTCTCGCGCTCGATCTCGGCACCAGCACCGGCTGGGCGTTGCGCGCGCCGGACGGGCTGATCACCAGCGGGACCGCGAGCTTCAGGCCCGGCCGTTATGACGGCGGTGGCATGCGCTACCTGCGCTTCACGGGCTGGCTAACCGAGATCGACCGGCTGTCGGGGCCGATCACCGCGATCTGGTTCGAGGAGGTGCGCCGCCACGCCGGAACCGATGCGGCCCATGTATATGGTGGGCTCATGGCTACGCTGACCGCGTGGGCGGAACTCCGGGGCTTGCCCTATGCCGGCGTTCCCGTCGGCACGATCAAGCGTCACGCCACTGGCAAGGGCAACGCGCCAAAGGAAGCGATGATCGCGGCGGCACGTGCAAGGGGCTTCACCCCCGCCAACGACAACGAGGCCGATGCCATCGCGCTCTTGCTCTGGGTGATCGAGACGAGTGGGGGTGTCGCATGAGGTGGCACCCCAAGGGCTACGGCGGCCATCGCCGGGATCCAGAACAGGTGAAGCGCGAGGGCTGGAAGGAGCAGGGCCTGCTCGCCGTCTCGCTAGAGGACGCGCGCCTGACATGGCCAGAACGGGAACTCGTTCGGCAGCTGGGCGAGAAGCTCTACGGGCCGCGCCCTTCCGACGAGGGAGGACGCCATGGATAAGTGGACCCCGTCCATCGTCGAGGCCCGTCTCGCCGAGGCTGCCTACGTGCTCAAGCGCCTGCCGGAACCCCGGCGCCGTGGTTACTTCAGCACCTGGCCGGAGATCATCCACTCCTTCGCCGACAAGGTGGGCCAGGAGCCGAAGCCCATGTGCGTTCTGCCCTCGCCTCAGGCGATCAGCCGGATGGAGGAGACCCTGACCTGGACCGCCTGCCTCGACCCGGTCGACGGCAAGATCGTGTGGATGCGGGCCTATGGCGAGCGCTGGAAAACCATCTGCTGGACGGTCGGACTGCAACGTTCGGCCGCCCACCAGCACTGGCTCTACGGGCTTTGCGTCATCTCTCTGCGGCTCAACCGGCGTCGGTTCAACCGCAACCTGTCGAAGCGGAACGTGATTGAACTGGCTGGGGGCGCGTAAACCTGCGCGTCAGCGGGGAAGGTGTACGGCGGACACATTTCGACGGGACAGAAAACCGACTCGCGGGCTAGGTTCGGGATAAGCTCGGGAGAGGCGCGCGCGGCGCGGACCCGAACGAAACCATCCTTTCGTTGGCGGGTCCGTTGGCAAAGGAAAGGCGCCTTTACTTTCCTTCCGGGCCGCTGTCCGCCGCCACCACCGAGGTCGCGGTTCCTTCCGGGCCGAAATCGTATGCTGGCGGGCGAAGCGCGGCACATCGCTAGCGACAGGGCCGGATTTTTGGGAAGCCACCCGAAAGCCAGCGCCGCCTGAACCTGCCTGAAACACTGCAAATTCAAACCCTTGAAGCTGGACACCCCTGGTGGCCGCTGGACCCCGCCCGGAGTCCGGTCCGGACCCCGGAGTCCGGAAGCCAGGGGTATCCATCCTGATCCGAGGAATGACCCGACGATGACGCTGAGCTTTGCCCCCGAGCGGATCGAGATGTGGCCGGTGTCGCGGCTGCAGCCTTACGCGAAGAACGCAAAGGCGCATGGCGCGGATCAGGTCGCCAAGATCGCCGCCAGCATGGCCGAGTTCGGCTGGACGGTGCCATGCCTCGTGGCGGAGGACGGCGAGCTCATCGCAGGCCATGGCCGGGTGCTGGCCGCGACGCAGCTCGGGCTGACCGAAGCGCCGGTGATCGTGCTCGGGCACCTCACCGAGGCGCAGCGGCGGGCCTACCGGATCGCGGACAACAAGCTGACCGAACTCGGCACCTGGGACGAGGCGCTGCTGTCGGCGGAACTGAATGACCTGCTGGCAGAGGATTTCGACCTGTCGCTGGTAGGCTTCTCCGACGGCGAGTTGGACAAGCTGCTGGCCTACGTCGCGGAAGACGACGGTGAAGAAGGTGGCGCCGGGGGCTCCGTGCCCCCGGTGACCATTCCCGAACCGCCGCGCAATCCTGCGTCGCGCACCGGCGACCTGTGGATTCTTGGCGACCACCGGCTCCTTTGCGGTGACAGCACCAGCCATGCCGACGTGCGCCGCCTGATGAATGGCGAGCGGGCGATCCTGTTCGCCACCGACCCGCCGTATCTCGTGGACTATGACGGCTCGAACCACCCGACCCGCAATAAGGACTGGTCGGCCTCCTATGGCACGACCTGGGACGACAGTTCGCAGGGGGCCGAACTCTACGACGGCTTCATCGCGGCGGCCGTGGCCGAGGCCATCGCCGAGGATGCCGCCTGGTACTGCTGGCATGCCTCGCGCCGCCAGGCGATGCTGGAGGCTTGCTGGGAAAAAGCCGGGGCCTTCGTCCACCAGCAGATCATCTGGGTGAAGGACCGCGGGGTTCTGACCCGCTCGCATTATCTCTGGAAGCATGAGCCCTGCTTCATGGGCTGGCGCCGCCCCAACCGTCCGCCGAAGGTCGCCGAGCAGACGCTGCCATCGACATGGGCGCTGCCGAGCTTCGCCAAGGACGACCGGCCCGACCATCCGACGCCGAAGCCGCTGGACGCGTTCGGGATCCCGATGCGCCAGCATGTGGCGCGGGGCGGCCTCTGCTACGAGCCGTTCTCGGGCTCCGGCTCGCAGATCATGGCGGGGGAGGCCAACGGCCGCCGCGTCTACGCGATGGAAATCAGCCCGGCCTATGTCGATGTGGCCGTCGAGCGGTGGCAGGCCGAAACCGGTCGAGACGCGATCCTCGACGGCGATGGACGGACCTTCGCTGAGGTGAGAACCGAGCGGCTGGGCGACGACGCCGATGCCCCGGCAGCGGAAACCGCCCTTGAACCCGCGCGAATGCGCAAGACCGCCGCGTGACATGCATGACTTGGCTTTACCTTCCTCCGGAGACGCTTCCGGAGCCGGAGACGCATGCGTCTTTGGCCTCTCCCTCTGCTCCGGCGCGGGCGGGCTCGATCTCGGGCTCACCATCGCCATCCCCGGATATCGTGCTGTGGGCCATG